CGCATAATATCTATTATGTATAATAGGATTGGATACACCAAGGCAAAACCCGATTTGCGCCACTTACCGCGTCTTAAATTTTTTCTATTCGTTTTTGTCAACACCACATGCGTAAATTAAGATATGGAAGAAGTTTGGTCTAACTTAACAGACGAAAATACTGACAAATGGTTGCATGCTATTGATCGCGCAGATCGCTATCACCTGCACATGTTAGTCTTCCGTAGTGGCATGGTTGAACCTAACCTGCGCCACCTTCAACTTGCTGCGCACACGTTTTATGATTTAATGTCTCCACAGGAACTGCGTGTCTTCAAGAAACGCACATTAGGTCATACGTTTGTAGATATTGCAGTGGAGATGGAGATCACAGAATCCAGCGTTAAGGAATACTGGCGCAGAACATTAAAGAAAATCGGTGATGTCATCGAAAAAGCTAATAGCGATGAAGAAAAAGAAAGTAGATCCAGATAAAGTAAGAATGCTCGCATCATTTGGGTGCAAGTACATGGACATAGGCAAATACTTCGAGGTTAGTGAAGCATACATACGCAAAGACTTCAAAGATCAGTATGAAGCAGGTCGTGAAGACATGAAGTTCAAACTGCGTAGAGCGATGTGGACATCTGCGATGGAGAATAACTCTATTGCTATGCAGATATTCATGGCGAAGAACTACCTAGGTATGAGTGACAAGACTGCCGTTGACATGACTACAAACCTACAATCCGTACTCCAAGAGTGTGGTTTCGAGGAGAACCCAGTTGATAAAGCAAATAATGAACAAACAAAAGCTATGGAGGATCTTGGGATACAACCCGACTCCACAGCAGTTGGACGTTCATAACAGCAAAAAGAGGTTTCGTGTCTGCCTAATGGGGAGACGCTCTGGAAAAAGTTTTATGGCAGCGCATGAGATACTGCCCTGGTTACTAACACCGAATACTCGTGGTTGGATCGTAGGTCCGAACTATGCGCTTGCAAACAAGATTGCTCGTGAGGTTAAGCGAGTGGTAATGACACAATTGCGTTTACCTTTAGAATCCAAGAAGGAGATTTCAGGTGACTTATATTATATGAAGTTAGCTGGACTCAATTCTGAGTTATCTGTGAAGTCAGCAGAGAACCAGGAATCCTTAATTGGTGAAGGTTGCGATTACTTAGTGATAGATGAAGCTGCATTGATACCAAGGAATGTATTTGAGATGTATTTAAGACCTACGTTGGCAGATAGACAAGGATGGGCATTATTTTGCTCTACGCCTCGTGGGTTTAACTACCTGCACAAACTCTACGACTTTGGGAAAAGAGAAGAGCATCCAGATTGGGAGTCTTGGAGATTTCCTAGTACATTATCACCATATTTCAAAGATGACCACGAAGAATTAAAGCGCACCTTAACCAAAGAAACATACTTACAGGAGATTCTCTGCGAATTTCAATCCTATAGTGGAAAAGTATATCCATTAAATAGAGATACGCAAATCAGAGCAGACGTAAAGTACGATCCATCTAAACCAGTATATGTTGGTCTAGATTTTGGCTATCGCCATAGCGCAGCAGTAGTCGTTCAAATCCATAACCGCGAGAAGAATTTTGCTGATATACATCAGATAGATGAAGTAGACTTACAAAACACACGCACAGAAGAGTTTGCGCAGAAGCTAAACTCACTAGGATATGAATACACTGGCATATGGGGTGATCCAGCAGGAAGTGGCACAAATTTGCAGTCAGGAATCAGTGATTTGCAGGTCTTTGCAAATAATGGTCTACGAGTCAGCATAAAGCGTGATGCAGTGACAAGAAACGTAGTGTCTGGAGTATCGCACGTACGCAGATGGTTTGAAGATGCAAATGGTGAGCCACACTTCTTTATTCATCCTAAATGCAAGAAAAGTATTGAATCCTACGAGAATTATCACTACCCAGAGCATCGAGAAGACCAAACACTGCGCCATGAACCAAAGAAAGATGGTAAGTTTGACCACCACTGCGATGCACTTAGATTTTTATTAACTAATTTATTTCCAATGAAAAACCGACACGCTGGTGTCATCGATTTCTTTTAAAGGTAGACTATGCTAACAATATCCGATCAATCAGAAGGCGCACTACTAGGCGCACTGCAAGAGCAGTTAAAATACATCGAAGACGAGCGTACTCGTGAACGTGATTACTTAATGGACTTCTATGAAGGCATTAATATTGATCATTATGTGAGTGAGTTTTTTGGAGCAGAGACACTGCGCCAAGCCGTTACGCCTCAGAATAACTTAACGAGGCGTGTTTGTTCTTTACGTGCGATGACTTACAAACGTCCACCACGTATGCGTACAAGCGATGAGTATATGGACTTCATTGATAAACATAGTTTAAATGCGCAACGCAGGATGTTGGAGCGACTTACATTTTTATTAGGTAATATGGCCTTTCGTAGTAAGTGGAATGAAGTAGATCAGAAAGTAGAATATGAGATTCTATCTCATTTCACTCCATTGTTTTTAGCTGGTGATTCAAGAGATAAGCCATTTGGCGTTATGTACCCAATCGAGAATCAAGGCAACGCACGAGTATCAGAGTCCGTACATGCTGTGTGGACTGAAGAGCGTTATGGTGTTCCAGGAAGGCACTTTTTAGTAGATGAAGAAGGCAAGGTTATTAGCATGAATGAATCGGATATTAATCCGTATGGAATCTTGCCAGTTACCTTTTGCCACAGGTATCCGCCTATGCGTGATTATCATGTAGGTAACGCAATGGACGTAGCGCAAACGGACCTTGCGGTAAATGTGGCATTATTAGAGTTAAACCTAGCAATTAGATATGGTTGCCTTGGTATTAAATACATTAGTGGTGTGGATGATCCATCACGTATTAGTATTGGAACAGATAAAATTTTATATTTGCCAGAGCAGGCAAACTTTGGTGTGACTTCTAGTGGTGGTAATCTCAACCAGATTATCGATTCTACACGATTCTTAGTGGAGACTACACTAAATAACAACCATATACGTGCAAAATACGCACGTGATGACTCAGGAAACGCACCAAGTGCTGCAAGTCTTAGTATTGTAGAGATGGAAAACATGGACGAGCGTGCTGCAATGACAGAGGACACTTGGAGACCCTGGGAACACAAAAGATTTGAAGTAGATAGTCGTATTATTCAGGTAGAGGCAAATCGCAACGTAGGAACAGAATATAGTGTTGACTTCCTCGAACCAAACTACGCATTAACGCCTGAAGCAGAAATTATGCTTTGGGATTGGCGTTTCTCACGTAATTTAGCAACACCTATGGATTGGTTTCAATATCACAACCCAGATGCCTCACCAGAGGACTTAGCTCGCTTTGAAGAACAGCAAGTAGAAGCAGATAAGCCAGAACCAACACAAAATCGTTTATTAAACATTTTAGCATCCAATGGCAACGATAGACCAAGCGATTAATAGTTATGAAAGCAATATTGAAAGCGCACTGGATGGATTTCAATCAGATATTGAAGGATTGGAAGAAGAAGGTTTATCAACAGCAGAGATCCTGGGTATTATCGCTGCGATTGACTTTACGTCCTATTTTATTGAAGAGTTACGTTTCTCTACCTCGATTAACACCTTTATGGCTACAACGGAAACTATTCTTAGTGATTTGCCGATGTTTGGGGTTACGTCCGAAGTACAACTCGTGGCTCTCCAGAATCTACAAAGACAAGGCATTGAAGGCGTGACACGTTCCGTAGCAAATACAATGCAGAATGCAATGGTTTCAGGTCTTTCTAGTGGATTGAAAGGTGACCAGCTCAAAAACGCAATTCGAGCATCCATTAAAACGAATGTACCACGTGTAGAAAACGTAATTGGTACTATGCTTGGTGATTATAGAAGATCCGTAGTATCCGTTATGGCAATGGACCTACCAGAAGATACATTATATGAGTATGTTGGACCAGATGATGAAAAGAATCGTCCTGTATGCAGAACATTTTTAGCAAACGATCCATTTACACGTGAAGAGATACGCGCAGTCAAGTCAGATGGTTTTGAACATGGTGGCGGAGCGCGTTGCAGACACTACTGGAATCCTATCAATGTTTAATCTACCAGACATGTTAAAGTTTCGTAATGCGGATGTCAAAGAGATGGCAAAGAATGCTGTTGACAATCATAAAAATCAGATTGCTAGTGGTAAAGGATTTGATAATAGTCCATTCAAAGACTATTCCGATAGTTATGCAAAGCGTAAGAAAGGTGGGCAGAAACAGCCTGTTACGTTAAAAGATACTGGCAAGATGTTAAAAGCATTTCAAGTGCAACGCACAGTAGTAAAAAAGAATCAAGAAATACAATTTTTATATGGTATTAAGAAAAATAAGCAAGGAACAAAACTTTTCAATCACAATGAAGGTGAAGGTAAGATGAAAAAGCGTTCCATTGCAGACAATCAAGAATTAGGCGATGAAGTGGAAGAAGGCATCGTCAAAGACTTCGCCAATATTATTGGCAAGAACCTATCACGTATGAGCAAGACACACGTTAAAGTAAACATATAGGAGGACAGAATGTCCGAAGAACAAACAATAGTTGCACAGCCAGTGCCTGAAGCTACAGTTGATCCTGTAGTACCAGAACAACAAACAGAACAGAACCAACCACTCGAAGTTGGGAATCTGATAGCGGAAAGTAAGAAATATCGTGGTCGCGCACAAATTGCCGAGCAAGAGCTTTCTAAAATTCGCAAAGAAGTCGAGGAAACACGTATTTCACAACTAGAGGAACAGGAGCAATGGAAGTCTCTTGCCGAGGAGCGTGCTGCAAAGCTTGCTGAACTCGAACCTATTGTGACTGCTGCACAAGAACAGGAAGCTGATCTACGCGCAGATCTTCTTAGTGAGATACCAGAAGAAGAGCATGAAACATTTGGTGCATTACCACTAAATGCGCTTCGTGCTGTTGTAAATAAGTTAAAAACTCAACGCGTTGCGGTTTCCAATGCTCCATCTGCGCCTATGAATGATAATAATGTTCAATTGAGCAAGATTAAAGATTCAGATAGACGTATGAATTGGAGTAATATATTGGAATCGTATAAACGCAAAAGCTAAAGGAAAGAAATAATGGCTAACGGAAACGTAACATTAACCACGGCGGCAAAATTCATCCCTGAATTATGGCGAGATGCTATACTAGATTATGCAGAACGTAAGTTTGAACTGCGTAACCAGGTGATGGATTTTTCTTCTGAATTACCATCTGGAGATACATTACATATCCCAAAGGTAACAGAGGAAACTGCTGCTGCAAAAGACGCAGGAACTGCGGTAACATACACAAACAACACAGATGGTGAAGTCACTATTAGTGTTGATCAACATCATTACGAAGCAAAGAGAATAGACGATATTGTACGTGTACAAGAATCGGCAAATCTCTTTGGTGCATATGCTCAGTCGATGGGTTATGCGCTTGCAAAGAAAGTAGAAAGCTACCTCGCAGTAGACATTCTGCAATCTGCAACTGGGAATGATATTACTCTTGGAACAGACAATCAAGTCACATCTGCAAAGCTACGTGAAGGTTTACAGAAGATGCTTGATGCAGGTCACGATTATGCTG